TCAGATCAATTACGTGAATACCGTTCATGTTAAACCTCGTTAGTTATCTCAGCCCACTCGAACACTTCGTCAGTGATCTCGCGGTCCCAAATGATTATTGCGTCGGCTAGGGCCTTGGCTATGTAATCCCAAAATGCATCCGATACCGCTGTAGGCAGCACCGTGGAGTTCCTACCCTTGGGTAGGTCGAAGTCAGCCGCGAACTTCTGCGCGGCGACTATAGCAACTGTCCTAGGGTTGGACATTGCGTAGCCGTCCCCGTAGGCGGTCTTGATCGGGGATTCTACCAGCGACTGGGGAACATCAGGACGAACCCGCTGTAAGTCGCGTAGAATGCTTCCCCATTCCACTATGAAAACACCGGGTTCTTCCATCACACTGCCTTCTTCAGGCCCTTGGTGGGGAAGTTAGCGTTGATCCAGGTTTCGAGTTTGTTGAGCCTTTCTTCTTGCTCCTTGATCTGAAGTTCGTGGGCGAGGAGCATCGCCTGATCTGCCGGGCCCGCCTTCATAGGTGCGAACTTGTAGTTGTTCGGAATCTTGAAAGCGTCCCGGCGTTGCTTGATCGTGTGGTCTTTGAGTACCACGCCTTCGCGGAGGTTCATCTTGGTCGCGGCGTACACTGCGAAGTCGCAGTCATTCAGACCGGAGGAGGTGTACTCCTTGATCAGGAGGTCGGCCAGCTGGTGGTTTTCCAGCATAGTCAAGAACGTGCGCACGACTTTGGGTTCAGAATCACTCATACATACCTCTTAAGGTTGGGTTTACGGGGACGGCCCCCGTCCCTAGATTATACTTTGAAACGGGGGCTTTTTGGCTAGAACTTTTTGGAGGGGGTCGCAGCGCCCCTAGCAGCCTTCTCGGCGTCATCCGCGTCGGGCTTCGGCATATTGACCGGCTTCGCGCTGATGCTCTCGTGCCGCTGGAGAAGAGCCATCATCAGGCCGTCGTCCTTGATCTGCTCGATGATCTTGAAGTGGACCATGAACAGGAAGCGGTCGTGGGGCGCCACGCTGATCTCGACCACGGCCCCGAAGATGGGAACGTCCAGGACACCTGTGATCTGGTTGGCGACCTTCTGGAAGTTGTCGATGCTCGTCGCGGGCGGGATCATCGTCATGTACGCGGCCCGAGCTACGTCAGACGGATTGGTACAGTCGTCGGCGGCGAAGACATGTAGGCGTCGGCTCGTCTTACAGGCCTTGCCCTTCCCGCCCCTGAGGTCGGAGCCCCACTGGAACCGGGGGCAGTCGTCGCAGGCAACGCCCTGCTCTACCTGGGGGTCCGAGGCTTCGGTGGTCCAGGTATCGTTGAGCGGATCGTACGTCCACGGAGTCAGGACCTCGTGGGGGCGAACGATCGCATAGCAGGTCGGGATCGCCTGGACCTTGCTGTCGTAGGCGTTGGGGTAGAACTCGTAGTCCTTGCGGTAGTCGATGATGATACACCGGAGCTTGTCGCCCGGGATCAACTCGTCCCCCATCGTCATTCGCCCGCCCTTGAAGCTGATGAAGCCCCCGGCTGGCTTCTCAGCCAACTTGGTCTGCTTCGTGAGGACCGCCATGCGGTCCTTCCAGTGGACTAGCTCGGTGCCCGGCTTGCTAGGCGGGGGAGCCTGGGGCGGCAGGGGGTCCCCTTTCGGGGAAATGTCTTCTACGGGGGGCTTGGGCATGGTGACTCCTTTAGTGGGAGGGAGGGGCGTGACCTTATCGAGGCCGGGATTGACGGGTTTGTTCATCACACTTCCTTCACGGTGTAAACGGCTTTGGTGTCGAGGGAGATACCGGGGATATGTTCCCCGGCGTTGATGCGCTCCATGACGGCGCTCTCGGTCAGGCGCTTTTGGAGCAACTCGGGGGCGTTGTTCGCGATAACGTAGTTGTGGAGCTGGGTCCAGTCATCGCACTTGGGAACGTCCTTGAACTTGGACGAGAGGGCCAGGTTGCCGTAGATGCCGGCAGGGACCCCGTTCTTGAGCAGGAGGGCCTGGATGTTCTTTTCCTCTTGTTCGAGGATAGCGGCCCGGTTATTGAGTTTGAGGCGCTCCGTACGGCGTGCGTGGAGGTCCTTGAGCAGAAGGGTGATAGCGATCGTGTCCATGTTACAAAGTGTCCTAGTTAGAAAGTGAGGAAGATGCCGGTTACGTGTCTCCGGCGCCCAACTAGGTATTGCTACCTCTGAGCCGTTGAACCTAGCCCCCCCGGGGCCTAGCTCGATTATATAGCCTTTTCTGGCTCTTTTGGCTTCGGTGTGTAATAGCTCTTACGCACCGGAGGTTTGACGAGGGCCCCGAAGCCATCAGGGATGTCCTCCAGGCGGCAGTCGGCCCCCGCCGGCAGGTGCTCTTTGACGAACAAGGAGACATTCTTGTAGAGGAAGTAGGTGTTCCTAAACTCTTGCCATTTGGTCGTAGCGGCCTCGCACTCTACGCCATTGACGACGATAGTGAGGGCTCTGCCGACTCGCGGCATGGCGTAAGAGAAGATGGGGATTGATCTCCCTTCATAGATGAGGTTCATATAGCACTCCGGTGGAAAGCTATAGTATATACCCAAAACGGCTAGCGTATTCGGGGGCCGGGGGCTATACTAGAAAGCCCCGCCGACCAAAAAGAATCACCCCCTAGGGGGTGATTGTTAAGTCAACTAATCAGAGGCAACTGCGTAGTTGAACGGAGGGGGTTGAGGAATCCCGGACCTAGGAGGATTATAGCCTAGGTCCCAAACGTAAGCGAGGACCCTTATGACCACCCCTACGTCACCCTTCTCAAGAGGGCTGATATCACAATCCGAAGATGTACAACTCCTAGATGAATACTTAGACAAACGGGCCTTAGAGCCCAGCGACTTCCCCCTGGGCCTAGTTCCTATGCGGGACCCGGCTATCCTCAGGGAGCGGGGCTACGCCAACGTCAGCGCCGGCAGGCCTTTCGTGTTCTTTCGATACTTGCGCCCCGATGGCTCCCCCTACTACAAGAACAAGGACCCCTATGAGCTAGTGAGGTTCCTGGGCCCGGTCAAGATGTGGCGAGGGGAGAATCCCCCGCCCAAAGCAATCAGTCCCGGGGGACGGCCCCCCGTCCTACACTTTGAACCTATCGGCCACGGCCAGGACTGGACCTCCATCCCGGACGGGACCGTAGTGCTCCACGTAGAATCCCTAATCAAGGCTAAGGTAGTACACAAGTGGCTCCCCGAGAATCCCTGCGTGGGACTCAACGGTATCTGGGGCTGGGCCTCCTCCAAGATGGGCGTAGAGCTTACCCACGCGGATACCGGGGTGGACTTCAGTCGGTTCAAGAACGTCCTCTTGTTCGACTCTAATACCCACCGCGCTGAAATCAACAAGGCCAGGCAATCCCTGGCCTTTAAGCTGCGTAACGTGCTAGGTTGCAAGGAGGTCTTCATAGCCGACCTCCCGCGACCAAGCAAGGCAGAATACGATGAGCCTGATTGGGGCCCCGACGACTTCTTACGCATCCGGGCTAACCCCAATGAGTTGATTGAGGTTATCAACGCAGCGGAGCCTTTCGTGGGTAGCGCCGATGACTCACTCTTGGAGGCCCTCCGGGATCGTATCGTGCTATGTACCGATACTTGCGGCGTGATAGACCGCAAGGATAAGGTGGTCCGGGACTTTACCAAGGCCCACCAGCTATACTCTACGATCAACCGCAAGGAGCTAGTGGGTAAGAACATTAAGACCACCTATGCTTTCCGATTGTGGCAAGATGACTCCTTGGTGCGCCGGGAGGTTAAGGCCCCCTGCTACCGCTACCTGGGGGACGAGTTTGTAGATAAGCCTGACGGGGAGTACTACAACCTATATAGGCGCGGGGGAGCCTGGCCTACGGGGGAGCGTACGGGAGCCGCCAACCCGGTAATCAACCAGATATACAATATGCTCGGGGACGCGGGGGCCGAGAGGTTTCGCACTTACTTTAGGTTCCTCAAGTACAAAGAGGACAAGCCTTGTACGTTGCTAGTTTTGTACGGAGGGCGGGGCCTAGGTAAGGGCTGGGCCACGAAGATAGCCGACCGCTTGATAGGGGCCGAAAATAGCACCCCAGCCCGAGGCAAGGACTTGAGTAGCAACTTCAATGCTATCCTCCAGGCCAAGCGGCTCATTATACTCAACGAGTACACCCCGGACGGATCGCGACAGTTGGCCCTAAACGCGATCAAGGGCCTGGCCGGGGACGAGTATATAACCATCGAGCCTAAAGGAATGGATCCATATAAGGTAGAGAATAATGCCGGGGCGATATTCACTACCAACTTCCTCGATGACGTGCCTACGGACGGCCTAGAGGATCGGCGGCTGGTCTACCTGGAGGCCGGGGCCCAAGTACACGTATCGGAGGCCGAATGGGGCCCCCTACACAAGATGCTCGATGACCCGGAGGTTATGGCCGACCTAGCCCAGTGGTTTTGGGAGGGGGAGGACATCAATTATAGCACCTGGAAGCCCGACCCCCTCGATCACGACCGACAGGAGGCCATCTTGGATAGTTCCCGGGGAGCCGAAGGCACCGCTCGAGTATTGCTCAACCGCCTACGCAACGATGGCTACGTCTGCGCGTGGCTCGATACCCTGTATGAGTTGTTCGCGGAGGAGGGCTATGAGAAAGACAAAATCCCCCATCTTGCTATGGCGTCCATACTCAAGAAGGGGGATTGGAAGGTCAGTCGGGACCGCTACGGGTCCCCGAAGCAGCGCAAGGTCTACGTGGTAAACCCCGACAAGTTCACGGATATGGCGGCGAATAAGCCAGCCGTGACCGCTGAAGCGGATAGGCTGGCTAAGGAGTTGATCATCCCGCCGAAGTTCTAGGCAGGGTCATCGAGGCGAAGGTGCCCCTTTTGACAAAGGTGGTGCCGTCGTTGACGTAGATGGTGAACCCGACCTCGTTGGCCATCATTCGAGCTTGGCGGGGTCCCTCTATGGTGATTTCGGCCCGCTCGATAGCGGCCCAGCAAGCCACGGCGTCGTGGGCGGTGTTGAATTTCAGTTTCATTCTAGGATCCAAAGTTTCGGGGTTGATTGGGAAACGATGGGGCCCATACCCTCCTCGTCCACCAGGGGGTTAAGGACCCAGGGGCCCACTGGGACCTCCCTGAATCCGAGGGATTTCATCCGGTCACTCGTGACCGTGTCGTAGGCTAGCTCCCGGCAGAACTCGGCAGTGCCGTCGAACACGTCCAGCACTATGATCGGCCCCGAAGTGTACTCCTGAGCTTCGAGCAGCACGTGGGTAGCCTCCATATGCCCTAGCGCGTACGCGATGAGGGTTATTTGGTGGGAGAACCAGGGTTGGTACTTCTCAGCCTCGCAGTGGACCTTGTCCCCGGGGCAGACGCACAGGTCCAGCTGGGCCTGGGATTGATTGAGTAGCGTGAACGTCAGGTCGTGTCGAGCGTCCTTCCAGTAACGCTCCATCCCCCCTACGCCGCAGCCTAGGGAGAGGACCTCAGCGAGGATGGGAAGCTGGAGGGCCTCCAGGACCTTTTCGGAGTGCCGGCGCTCGTCTGGATCGAGCATCCAGAGTTGGAACACGGACCTGCCGTGATCGAGGTGGATCTGAGTGAGTTGGCCTACGGCCTTGTCGTCCTTGTAGAGGTCATGAAGCATCGGCGGCTTTCGGAGTGGTGATGAAGAGAACCAACCCGATCATAGAGAACAGGTAGGTGACGGCGATGGCGGTGAGAATTTCAAGCATTGAGGATTAGGCACGCGAGGATGAAGCCGATGGTCGCCCCGGTGGAGCGTCCGACGAGAAAGCCGAGGCCCGTGAGGGCCCCGATGAAGAGGACCCCGCCCATTACAGCAGCCCGTAGTTGGCCGCGCAAATCGGGCCGATGGTACGGTTGATCGACTCCTCTGCGGTGAGGAGCCTCCCGCAGATAGCGCAGTTGCCTGTACGCTCCCCGTACGCGATGGCGGCCAGGGTGGGGTCTGCGAGTAGCTCTGCGAGCGGCTGGGCGTGACGGTAGCCCGGGACCGTGGGGATCCACCGGCCTCCGACTATCTTGCCCAGGTACGTGTCCTGGAGGGTGACGTAGATGGCCCCCGCGTTGGCGCTGAAGGCCGAGGCCGTCTTGAGCTTGTAGTCCCCCAGGCGCATCTGGGGCTGCTTGATGCCCCTGGACTTCGCGTAGCCAAAAATCTCCTCGATGCGGGCCGTGGGTACCGTCAGGGGGGCCGGGGCCGGGGTGGATCGGGGAGCGTCCTGCTCCTCCATCCCCCGGTCCACGCAGGCGACCTGCTTGGGCGAGAGGTAGCCCTTGGCCACCCACTGGCGGTCCAGGGATGAAAGGAAGTCGTTGCCTCGCGCGTGAGCGCGTAACCAGGTGGACTGCTCTAGGGAGAGCACCACGCGGTCGGGGTCGGTGACGGGCTGAGGAGCGGGGACAACGTGGGAGCGCAGGTGATGAATCGACATAGGTGCCTTAATTGGTTAGGGGAGGGGTAGCGTAGGCCGGGGCCTACGCTATTCTACGGGTTTTTGAACCCGGCTTAGAGGTCGATTGCGAGGACGGGGGCCGGGAGCGCGTCCAGGTCCTTGGTGCCCTCTGGGACCACGCAGTCGTAGCGGTAGATGGGCTGCTCTACCGTCTTGGTGCCTACCTGAATGCGTTGGCACTCGGATGTCTCTTTCTTTTCGTAGGCACCGAAGTTGAGCCTGATTTCGAGGCCGTCCTGGAACTTCCAGGACCACTTGTAGTCCCGGTTGTAGTAGTCCTTAAACTCCTTCATTTCCTGGGTGTCGGGGTCCAGCTTCGTGACCGCGACGATAAAGTCCACCAGCCGGGGGTCCTCCCACCGGTTGAGCCCCGAGTGGGAGCAGTAAAACTCTACGCGCGCTGAGTCGGCGTCCATGGTTGGGTTTTGGGCCTGGTAGGGATCGAGCGAGTACACCAGGTTGGCGATCTTGTTGTACTCGTCGGTGACGACCACGGCCTTGAGGCGCGTGAAAGCCTGGATGCGCTTGTCGATGAGGGCGATGCCTACGTCCGAGGGCCGGGGGTCCCTGCGCGAAACGCGCTTGGCGGCGGGCACGGATGAGGAATGGATGGTGCGGATCATAGATGCCTTAGGGGTAGTTTAGGGGTGGGGCCTAAGTGGGCTCCTGAAAGCCCCCGGGGGAGGGGGCTTAGGGGAGTTACGCTTGGGCGTCGGCGGCTGGGCGCTCTTTCGGTGCCCGCTTAGCCGGGGTCGGCTGCTCGGCGTCCTCCGTGGGGGTCGGCTTATCCCACGGTGCTTTCTTTTCTGCCTTCGGGGCCGTTTCGATGGGGGCCTGCTCCGCGTCGGCGGGGGCCGTTACGGCTGCGCCTTCGAGGTTATCCCAATCGTCATTCTCGATGAGCAGGTGGAAGGTGACGTACTCTTTCGAGCTAGCCCCGACCATCGAAGCGGGGAAGTCCAGGCGGGGGGCCTCGATCCACAGGAAAGAGGTCTTCAGGCCCCTCCAGGTGCCCCGCGTACGGGCCGCGCCGACCGGCTTGCCGTTAAAGGTCACGCCCTCCACGCGGGATTTTTCGCTGAACGAGTCCATTGTCCGGTGGTAGAGGACCGCCGGCAGGGGATTCTCGGGGCACTCGTCCTGACCTTCCAGCTGGACGTAGAGGCCCCGCTTGGTCTTGAAGCTCGGGTGGGTCTCGGCCTGGACCGTTTCGTCGTAGGGCTTAGCGAGCACGGCGGCCATCGCTTCGCGCAGTTTCTGGGAGCGGGCGGCTGCCTTATCGGCGGCTGCTTGCTCCTCCTCCGTGAGGGTCGGGGCCTCCGGGAGGACCGCCTGACCGGAGGCATCGACCAATTCGGTGATGTCGAGGGTAGCGTGGATGACGGGGAGGTCGGGGGTTTCGGTGGTTTCGGTCATTGCTGGCTCCTGGGGGTTAGTCGGGGCCTGGATGGCCTCGATGACGGTGAAATCGGGGATGTAGTTAGCGGCTGCTTGCTCGGCGGCTGCTTTCTTGCCCTTCGTCGCGACGATGTCCCCGTTGGGAAGTCGGGCGATGAATTTGCCCCCCTCTTTAGCGACGACGATGGATGCCCGGAGGGCGTCCAGGTCGGCCTGGGAGATGATGGCGGGGGATTGGGCGGTAGCTGCGGTCATAAAAATCCTATGAATTTAAGGTTTGGGAATAGAAGTCTAACCGACTTCCCATAGACCCCGGGGGGGTCTATCGGAAAACTGGGCTAGGGGTTTCCCTTACTTGGGGTCAATTAGCTTTCGGACCCCCATCCTATACGCCGCCCACGCGGCCTTTAGGGCCTCGGCCCGGGTAGGGAAAATGGTCGTTCCCATTTCCCCGGGCACGTGGTCGGGCCCTAGGGCGACATTTTCGGAGGGGGAGTTAAGCACGGGGAGAACCATCCATCCGGGAGGGGAGCGAAAGAGGAGGCCACGTTTTTTCTCCCCGTCCGTGGGTTTCCCCCCGCGCGTGGAAGGTCCTCCGGGGAGGCTTAGGATAGGTCGGGTCATATAGTCCTTTAGGTTAAGTAGGTCTAAGGTTCTAGTCTAGTTAGGCTAGCCTAGGCCCCCGGGGAGGGGGTCTAGGCTAACCCCCGGGAGGGGGGCTAGCGGGGCCCGGATCGGGCCTAGGGCGCGTTATTCGAGCGGGGGTAAGGGGGTAGAGGCTCCTAGGTCCTCCGCGACGTTTAAGAGGGTATCTATAAACTCCCGGAGGGTAGGGAAAGCAAGCATTAACTCCTCCTCCGTCGTTTCGAGGCTACCGGGTCGGGGGTCCCGGACCCCTAGGACTAGGGTATCGCGCTCCCCGGGGAGGAGGGCCCCTAGGACTAGCTCTATCTTAGGGAGGTCTAGGAGTACGTCTAGGGGTAGGCGGTAGTCCCTAGCGTCCGTCCCCTCCCCCGCGTCGTTCCCGTCTACGAAAGTATCGAGGAGGGCCGAGAGGAGGGGGAAACGGATAGGAAAGTCGGTATAAGGCATAGGTAGTATAGCTCTTTAGGGTTAAACTCGGCCCCCTAGGGTAGGGGGCCGGGGTTAACCCTCCCGGGGGCCGGGAGGGGGTAGGGGTCTAGCCCGGATAGACCGCTAGGAGGCTCTTTAGCCGAGAGGCCTCGGCCTCTAGGTTAGCTAGGGCCTTAAGGAGGCCCGGTAGGGCCTCCCTAGCGTCGGGACGTAGGGAGTAGCTACCGTCTACCTCTAGGGACGAGTTAAGCTCGTCGGAGATAGCCTCTAGGTCTAGGGCTATCGTAGTCGCCGCCGACCCGATAGAGGCTAGGCTCTCGGGGTCGTACTCCCCTAGGGATATTTCGGGGAAGTCGCGGGAAAATTCGGAGGAGGGCATTAGGTAGTCCTTTAGGTTAACTCGGACCCCTCGGACGAGGGGGCCTAGCTAACCCCCCTCTAGGAGGGGGAGGGGCTTAGCGGACCTCCGTATTAAGGAGGGCCTTAAGGTCGGCTAATTTAGCCTCTAGGTTTTCGATAATCGCTACTATCTCCGTAGTTCTAGTCGTATCTACGGACCTATCGGGGCCCCCTACCCTAGGAGGTCCCCCGATACGCCGGAGCGCGTCCCGTACGTCCCCCGCGCTATCGCTAGCCGCGTAGATAGAAGTCGTAAGGGTTTCTAGGAGGTAGTCGGTATAGGTCTTCATTTCTAGTACTTTCGTAGGGTTAGACTAGACCCCCGGGAGGAGGTCTAGAGTAGCCCCCTCCCGTAGGGGAGGGCTAGCGGTAAGCCCCCTTACGGGGGCCCGTATCGTCTACCGAATATCCGAATCTATAGGTTTTTAAGGAACTAACCCGGGGGGCGATACCGTCCGGGAGCGGGGGGGAGGCTCTTAGCGTCTATTCGCTTTTCCCTACCGCCGAGCCTCTATTCTATACCGCTAGAGGGGAGGGCATATAGGGTAAACCCTCGAAAAAGTGCCTTAATTCGATTTTTCGCCCGACGCAAACGTAATAATTCGTAACGGCATCCGAGGTTCGCCTAGCGGGGGCCCGGGGAGGCCTGCCTATCGGGGTCGGGGGGCCGATAGGGGGCCGAGGCTATCGGGGGGCAGGGGGCGATAGTAGTGGGAGGGCATAGGGGAGTACATACGGGGGCCGGGAATGCTCGGAGGTGGCTTAAATTGGCTTAAAACCTGGCCCGTGGAGGTGGACCGATCGGAGGGGTACCGAGGGGGTAGGACAGGGTCGGGGGTTTATTTGGTCCTAGGCCCGTTAAATTGACCTTAGTCGCTTAAGACTATTCTCCCTTAGAGCTAAAGGCATATATAAGGGTAGACCCCTATTCGCGGGGGGGCCGAGATAGGCTAGAGCTAGGGTTTACCCGGGGGGGCTTAGAGCTACGGGGGGCTTAGAGCTAAGCTAGAGCTAAGCCGGGTTTCTGGGAGGCTTAGCTTTAATAGCTTTATTAGTTCTTAAATTTATTATTCTTAAATACGTATACGCGCGCTCCCGTACGACCCTCTACGATATATATATAGGTTTTTTCCTTAGAGCTAAGAGCTTAGAGCTAAGCCCATCCTTATATCCCCCGGGTATATGGCCCCTAGGAGCACGCCCCGAGCATTCCCAGAGGGGGGGTCACGCCGGGGGGTAGCATAGCACCTAGGGCATTCTAGCGCGTATGCTACCCTAGGGCATCTAGTGCCCCTAGGAGCACGCTACTCTAAGGGCATAGGGGAGTATGCCGAAAATAAAAAAGTGCGCACAAAGTTAGCACGCACTAACTGCTGCGCACATAATCGGCGGGTGGGGTGGCCTGGCGATGGTGGCTGATAGGGCTATGCGACGCGGTGTAAAACTGTGTGACCAAAAAGGGCTTTACTTTCAAATTGCTTTCGGCTATACTACGCGCTATGACTGCTCAGCAACAAAACCTCTCGGAGTTGGTGACCGCCCTGGAGAAGGACCACGCTATCAGCCCTGAGATGAAGCTCCTGATCGAGCGGGGCCTACATCATGTGTTCCTCCCCCCGACGCTTCAACCCAAGTCCGCTGAGTCCTTTCAACTTGCCTTTGAGGCAATGGGGGGGCTCCCCCGGTTGTTGATGTGGGCTGACCAAAACCCCCGTGCCTTTTACCAGCTGTACGCACGTATGATCGGCCCCACGATCAGCCCTGTCCTCCCCAACCCTCAAGTCGTCAACCAGGTTTGGCCCGAATGGCTGTCCGCCCGCCGTCTTGCGTATCAAGAGGCCGCCCAGTACGCCGAGGACATAAATGTCAAGCAACAGTCAAAGTGACTATACCCCTCGCGCAGCCTTCCTCCCGTTCCATAACAGGGAGCAACGCTGGGCGACCCTGGTTACCCATCGGCGTGCTGGTAAGACCGTGGCGCTGGCTAATGACCTGATCCTTGCCGCCCGTACCCCCCTCCCATTGCCCAATCCTCAGTACGCCTATGTCGGCCCCACCTTCACACAAGCCAAACGGATCGCCTGGAGTTATCTCAAGCAGTACTCCCAGCCCTACTGGAGTGCTCCCCCTTCCGAGTCTGAACTCAAGATCAAGCTCCACCCTTCCTCCACAATATACTGTCTGGGAGCGGATAACGCTGATTCACTGCGAGGAATGTATTTGGACGGGTTTGTCGGTGACGAGTATGCGCTTTGGCGCCCCTCTGTTTTCTCCCAGGTCATACGTCCGGCACTCTCCGACCGAGTGGGGTGGGGGGTATTTGCCTCCACACCCCGGGGCAAAAACCTATTCTGGGATCAACTTAAGGCCGCTCTCAAGTCCCCTAGCGACAACTACACCCTTACCCTCCGAGCCGACACTTCCAACCTGATCCCCCTGTCCGAGCTAGAGGACCTGCGCAACCATATGGACGCGGAGGAGTTCGCACAGGAGTACCTATGCTCGTTCGACGCCGCACTGAAGGGGGCCATATATGCAGAAGAAATCAACCTCCTCTTTCTTGAGGGGCGGCTATCCCCTGACACCCTATACGATCCAAACCTCCCAACTCATGTGGTATTTGACCTCGGCTTCACGGACGCGACCGTGGCAATCTACTGGCAAGAAGACCCCGGCAGCGGCACCGTCCGAGTCGTCAACGTTGAAGCAACCAACGGCAAAGACATCTTCCACCACATTGATCGGATCATATCGTTTCAAGGGCAAGCCGACCTAGGGTCCGTGTGGCTCCCCCACGACGCCAAGGCCAAAAACCTACAGACGGGCCGGTCCATCGTAGAGCAGTTCCTTCTCAACAAGATCCACCCGTCCATCGTCCCCAACCACAAGGTACGGGACCGGATCATGGCTACGCGCAAACTGTTCCCCCGGATACATATAGACAACACCATCCCGGCGGCAGAGGACCTGGTGGAGGCTCTCAAGGGGTACCGGCGCGAGTGGGACGACGACCACTTGATGTTCAAGGACCAGCCGCTACACGATTGGTGTAGCGACTACGCTGACGCGTTCGGGTATATGGCCGTAGTGGCGGTCCCCAAGTTTGGGGCTCTACTCAGCGCGGACGCCTCAGAAGAGCACATTATCAAGCGGGCCAAGGCTCTCATGCCCCCGGCCCCTTCAACTTTCAACCTCCACCACTTGTTCCAGGACCGCGAGGACCGTGCCCGGGGCGGTCATAGGAGAATTGCATAATGGCCGACAATTCCGCTTCCATCGAGTCCTTGAAGGACCCCAAACTTGAGCCCTACGACCGGTGGATCGAGGAGATCAAGCAGGCTGAGCTAGAGCTCAAGGACTTCCATAACCGGGGCCGCAAGGTCAATCGCCGGTTCTTGGACGAGCGAGACATGTTGGAAGCCAACAACAAATGGTTCAACATCTACTATGCGAACACGAATATCATGGAGTCTGCGCTTTACGCGCAACTCCCGAAGCCTGCTGTCACACGGCGTTTCAAGGATTTCGATGACGACACAGCGCGTGTCGCATCGCTCATTATCGAACGCTCGATTACCCAGGACCTGGACGATCCCCGTGACACTTTTGACTCTACGATGCGGTCGGCTGTCCAAGACCGCCTTATACCAGGCCTTGCTGCCGCCTGGTTACGGCTGGAGACTGACACCACTCCGATCCCGTATGACGGTGAGGGGGAGGCTCCGAAAGACTACGACATGAAGAAGATCACGGATCAGCGCGTTTGCGTGGATTACGTGTACTGGCAGGACTTCATTTGGTCCCCTTGCCGGGTCTGGGAGGAGCGTCGGTGGGTCGGGAAGAAGGTCTACATGGACCGGGACGCCCTCAACAAGCGGTTTGGCGAGGCCAAGGGCAAGTTAGTGTCCCTCGACTTCAATCCGACCATGCCCCCCAACCACGGATCCACTCCGAACACCACTCCGAAGCACTTAGCGGTGAAGCAGGCGGTGGTCTACGAGATTTGGGACAGGGAGAAGAAGGAAGTCATCTGGATTTCCAAGGGTTACAAGGCGATCCTGGATACTAAGAAGGACCCCCTGGGCCTCGTGGGCTTCGAGCCCTGCCCGCGGCCAATGCTAGCCAACATTACGACCAGCAATACGGTCCCCCGCCCCGACTACTACATGATCCAGGACCAATACCAGGAACTGGACACCATCAATAACCGCATCTCAATGCTGATGCAGGCCTGTAAGGTCGTGGGGGTCTACGACCAGTCGGCCTCAGGTATCTCGAGGATGTTGACGGAAGGCTTCGACAACCAGTTGATCCCGGTAGACAACTGGGCTATGTTCGCAGAGAAGGGCGGGATCAAGGGCACCGTGGATTGGCTGCCCCTAGACGTGGTCGTGGACGCCCTCACTCAACTTATCACCAACCGCGACCTCATTAAGGCACAAATCTATGAGCTCACAGGGATCAGCGACATTGTACGAGGCGCTTCCAAAGCCTCAGAAACACTCGGGGCGCAGGAAATCAAGTCCAAGTTTGCCTCCATCGCCATCAAGAAGCGTCAAGATGAAGTCGCCCGCTTCGCCGCCGACCTCCTCAGGCTCAAGGCAGAAATTCAGGTCAAGCATTTTGACCCGGAGATTCTGGTTGAAAAGAGCAACATAGTTGCTACGGGCCCCGAGAACTTCAAGTATGTCGAGGCGGCTATGAACATGCTGAAGAGCGCCGAGGGCTTTGAGTGGCGTATTCAGGTCACCGCCGACTCCATAGCCCAGGCCGACTACGCTATGGAGAAGGCAGACCGGATCGAGTTGTTGACCGCGGTAGCCGAGTACATAGAGCGGGTGACGCCCCTGGTCCTCCAGAACCCATCCTCCGGTGAGATACTGGTAGGGATGCTGAAATGGGCTATCGCTGGCTTCCGGGGCGCGTCCGCTATCGAGGGTATGCTCGATAAGGAACTGGACGCTATCAGCAAGACAGAGCCCCCGCCGCCCAAGCCCGACCCAGAAGAGAAGAAGATGGAGCTGGAGGAGAAGAAGATGGCCGGCCAGATGAAGGTGGCCGAGCAGAAGGCTCAGATCGACATCCAGAAGGGTCAGCAGGAGCTTCAGCTCAAAGAGAAGATGGGCGAACTCGAAATGCGGATCAAGGAAATGGAGTACCAGTTCAAGCTCCGCGAGTTGGAGCTCAAGGAGCGCGAGGCCAATATGAACATGCAGTTCGCAGAGGCCGAGTCCCTCCAGAAGCAGCGTACTCAACTGATGGAGTCCCAGATGGGGCTCCAGGCCAAGTCCCAAGAGCACGCTATGGACTTGGAGCAGTCCGAGCAAGAGCACTCTATGAACATCGAGCAGTCGGAGCAGGATCACGAGTTGGCGTCTAAGCAGGCCCAAGAGGACCACAAGATGTCGGTACAGCAGACCAAGGAGCAAGGCGCCATCAAGACCCAGCAGATGAAGGCCGAGGCTAAGGCGAAACCCAAGCCCACCAACGGAGCCAAGAAATGAGCAGAGAAACATGGGTATACCCCGATGATGGACCCCCGTACCGTAAGGGTGAGCGGCCTGAGCGAGGAGGAACTGGTGTTGTTATACTGCCAGACCTACCTGATTTTCAGTCCCCCATTGACGGTAAAATGTACTCTGGACGAGCAGGGCTACGCGAGCATTGCGCTAGACACAACGTTGTGCCTACCTCAGACCTCAAGGGGCTCCCAAACTACCCCGTTGTGGGGGACACGCGCTCCCCTGAGCAAAAGCGATCCGATGCGGAGCACCGCAAGCGGGTCATGATCCAGGAAGTAGACAAACAGTATAGGAAATACAATGGCTGACGAAGTAATTGACCGCCGCACGCAAATCGAGGCAGCATTTGCCCATCAGGAGGCCGAAACCCAAGACGAGGCCCCTGGCCCCCCCCCCCCCCCCCCCCCCTCCGGCCCCCCCCCCCTTACCCCCCCCCCCCCCCCCCCCCCCCGTCGTCGCGGAACTTCCCCTCCTTCGCCCTCAGTGCG